TCATTGACCATGGCTTGAAATCTACCCATAGTAGATTCTGGATTACCTCCAGCTTTTTGTCTTAAACGTGGGTCTGATTGTACATTATCAAGTGACCTATCTCTAGGTAAACCTAAACGTATATCAAAACCACCAATTCTTTTTCCGCCTCTTAATATTGCCATTAGTATGGACTTCCTTTTCTAAATTGTTGTACAGGCAACATAACTGCTAATGCTGCTTCATCAAAATCAACTCTTAAAAAACTTGATCTAACATGACTATACAAATATTTCTTAATGGTAGTTCTAGCAATTCTAACGTTCTTAATACCATCATAGGTAGCATCAATTCTTGTTGTTGACTTCATACCACCAGAGGCATATCTTTGTAAATTGTTCAATAAACTTACTCGTTGAACAGGTCTTATATAGTGAAAGTTCATTCCCATAAATCCACCTGGAATTGTCTCTAAAGGTAGAACAAGTGGGAACCTATCATACAAAGGTAATACCTGTTTATATTTAGGGTCATAATAGAAGAAATTTAGTCTTCCTTTACTAGGAATACCATTTAATTTGCCTGATCTCATAAGGGCCGCAGCAGTCACTCTATCGCTAAGTGTGGCTACATTTTTCTTATACCAGTCAACACTTTTTCTAATGCCACCTTGTTGTATTTTGATAGGGTCTAATATTGATATTGCCATACGCTATATTTATATAAAAAAAAGGCGGCCTTTCAGCCGCCCTTTCAAAGTTATTGATGTGAGAGAGAATTACTCCTCTTCAGCCAATTTACTAAAGTAAGACAACGTATCGTCATCATCACTAGCTGCTTTTGGAGCAACATCAGTACTTTTCGCAACACTACCACTTTGAGGCGGGAGGTCTGTTTTATCAGCAGTTGTTGCGCTTCGTACACCTGTAATCGTCCTATTCAGTTTCTCTTTGAGTTCGTCATAGGTTTTAAAATTATCGGGTGCAAGAAATGGTTTAAGAGGGTGTTGAGAAGACCATAATGTTTTAATATCTTCGTCACCTTCTTTAATTTGTGATACGCCCTCAAACTCGGACTTATCATAGTTCCAGTAACCGTCAACTTTTCTGATTTTTAGTTTAAAGTTTGCACCTTTCCAAAAATCAAATGGATTGATTGGATTCTCATCTTCAAACGCAGGTTGCATAGCTTCTGTAATCTTATCAAAAATCTTTTTACCAAATTTAAATAAGAAAGTTTTACCTTCGTTCTCTGGATGCTTAGGATCAGATACCACTAGAATATTTGAGTAGTAAGATAATTTTCTTTTTCTCTTTCTAGCAATTTCTTTATCACTATCTAAACCAGTATTCCATAGTCTAGTATTTTCTTCTGACACAGGGTCTTTTTGACCTAGTGTAGTTAGTGAGTTTTCAATATACCAACCACCTACATCTTGGAATGCATGTGACCATACTCTTTGCCAAGGTAAGTCTTCACCTGTTGGCGCTGGTAAAAATCTAATTACAGCAAAACCATTTCCAGTTTTATCTAGTTCTGGTTTCCAAAATCTGTCGTCTTGGTATTTTGATTTGTTATTTTGTTTGTCCTCAGGATTGAGGTTAGCCTCTATGGCTTTTGTAAGTTTGTCAAAGTTACTTGACGATTGTTTTAATGTTTCAAAGTCCATTGTATTACTCCTTGTATGTATCTTTGTATTCGTTGTTTTTGTGTTACCTGTATAATCGGTATCATAGTTATTTATAAGACTTCTCTTGTTGTTTTACCCATTTTTTTAAGCCTGCCTTTTTAGTATCTTCGTCCCAGCATTCTTTGGGTAATGATCTAGTCTTTCTAAATTCTTTGTATCGTTCACACCACTCCACTATTGTGTCTAATATTTTATATATCATTCTATCAAACATATTACCTCTAATATATCACATTATTGGCTATCTGTCAACCCTGATACACAGCTAAATCTTTTGTTTAGTTCATCAAAGTTTATATAATCAATATTTTTTACTGTCCATTCTGGTACCATGTTATTGACTGGATCACCACCTTTAATACCTCTTGGATTTACTTTTATAAATTTGATTTTAGGGTTTTCTATCATCAACTCTTTCCATTGATTGACCCAATTAACATCAGGTATGGGTTTATTCTTTGCATCACCATAATTTTGTGTTGATTTGTACATATTGTTTATGTGGTCATCAAAACTTTTTAAGTCGTGTCCTATCATATACAATTCTTCTAAATCTTTGTTTTGGTGTATCGCTACCAAGGCACTTGTTGGACCACATGACCAACCTCTATCTTTATCTATCTCACTGTAGGTATGTGATTTATCATTAGGATTTACCCAACTTATATAAGTACCCGAGTGGTTAATTTGTTTACTTTCTATTTGTTCACCACCTTGTATTCTTCTAATTATACCTACCTTACCAGATATGTTAGAGCCATGAAATACAAACTCTTGTCTATCACCTCTTTCATTTTGATATACCTTAAAATTTTTCTTAGCAATCTCTATCTCACTTGGTGAAAGGTTAGCATATACGACCAAGTTATATGTCACACCTGGAATAGGATTCCAATCTCTTAACCATAATTCATTCTTATCACCATAACCACTGTGATATATCTCGTGCATCATTTGGCCATCTACTGAACATAAAACATCTGGTGTAAAATCTCTATACAAACCATTACAACCATATATCTTACCTTGTGGTCTTAACTTAATTAAATCAACTGGCGCTCTACTTTGACCATTACCTATACAAAATATTGTTTTAGCCATTGACAAATATCTCTTTCATAATTAATTTACATTCTGTCGCATTAAAGTTTATAAATGGTTTCACTCTGGTAACCTTAAGTGAGATTTCAGGCCATACAACTTTCTCGGTAATTTCTTTATCCCAATTTTTACTAAAGTTAAGAAAGTGATTAAGCACGACCGCGGTCTGGTAACTACATTTCCTTTGAATAAGTAAGCGTAACATTCTAGGATGCTGTCCATTAGGAGGAATAAACCCATCATTAAAAGAAAGACCACGAGAGCTAAAGTCACTAGAAATAACTCCACACTCTTGTTTAAAATGATAAGCAAAGGATTCTTTCCGTTTTTTATAATCCAAGTAAACCCCTCTACCATCATTTGCCAACAGATTACCAATCCATCTCTTGCTATCTGAAAGAAAGTTAGCAACAAAGAAATCAAGTATATCATCTTGTCCATATTTTGTACTCAGTTTGTGAAAGAAGTATCTATCTTTCCGTTTTGTAAATGTGTCAAGTTTTGCGTTGACCTTGCCACCATACTTATAATAGTCATAAGTGTCCGATGCGAAATGTAGCTTGATAGCCAAGTAAGTCTTATATACATCAAATCCACCATACATAATTAAATGGGTAACATACCACACTTTGGATACTTCAACATTTTTAAGTTGGTAGCCTCTAACTTAATTTTTTCTTTTAATGATTTTGAGATTAATGATGATACTTGACTTGTGTCTAAATCATTTTCTTCACAATACCATACAACAGCATCCATATGTGAAATTCTTTTTTCTTTTACAATACTTTCAATATTTAAACTAAATTCTTTACTATTCATTGAAGTCCGATCTAACTATATGCTTTCTTAAAGCTCTTAACAATCTTTCCATATTATCAATAATATCAATTAGACCTTTATCTGTGATGTAATGCTGTTTGTCTTTTAATTTGTCGTATTCTTTTAATGAAATCTGCACCATTGGGGTTGGTGGACTAGCTTCATTTTCCATACTAGCGTCTTGCGCTCTTTCTTTTTCTCTTTGGTCTTTGTCTTCACTATATGTCATTATAACTCCTATTATATAAGTGTAGGTTACTTACTCTCGCTTTCGCCTACACAGTTGCAACTCTTATAATATACCACACTTTTACATTATTGTCAAGTGTCAGTACCACTTAATAAATTTTTATTCATTATCATATCAAATGTTTGGAATATCATACACTTGTATGGATCAGTTGGTGCTTCTGCTACTGCTAATGTTTGGCGTTTGTCGTTTATATAGTATGTTATAGCAAATACTATTTCGCCATCTTCTTTAGCGCCTTCTTTACCAAAACTTATATTGATGGCCGTAAAGCCTTTATCTTTTATATACTTATCTACTGTTGCTGGTAACCCACACATCATTGGCATTGTCATACCAAATAAATCATACTTCTCCATATCAGCATAACTAGTGGTGTTCCACAATAGACAGATTAAGATTAATAGTTTTTTCATATCTTTTAATAAGATATGGGCTATTCTTGCTTGATCTTATCCTTGTTTAGTTCTTCATAATATTTATAAAAGTCACCAATGGATTTCTTCAACGGATCCATATAATCTTTCTTTTCTTTTACAAATGATTGAACAGAACCATCTTCTGACGCAAGTAAAATAACAATTTGTTCTATCTCTTTACCGTATATCTCCTCATACATTTGAGCATAGGCTGTAGTCTGCATAAAGTAGTTTTCAATCCAAGATTCTTGTCGTTCTTTGTTTGCCGTTTTAAAATCTATTACTGATAACTTACCATTGTATTCAGCGATACAGTCAACTTGACCTGCGATAGTCAACTTCTTACTATACATAATTGTTTCTAAACAATGTATGTTGTCAATCTGATCTACATATGGTTTGATTAATCTAAAAAGACCTAATGGTAACACACCTCGTTCACTTGGTGTTAAACCTTTGATGTATTGTTCTATTAATAAGTGAGTTGCTTTACCACGTCTAGCCGCTCTACCCATTTCCCAATTGGCTACATTCTCACCAATCTTATCTCGCCACTCTTGTAATTGTGCTTTCTTTTGAATACCTAGTACAGTAGTAATTGATGGATAAGCTTTTCCGTCTATATCGTAGAAACGAAAACCATCTACTTTTTTACCTTTAGTAACTGGTAGTTTTGATGTATCTAAATCAATAAAATTAAATTTTTTTGCCATTATATTTTCACTTTCATATTTTAATACTCATAGTATATCATAATATAGGCAATCTGTCAAGTCTATATTGACCTATACTTCATCATGTGGTCTGCTATCTTTTCAGGTGAGTTTCTTAACTCTTCCCTATCTTCTTTTCAGCTAGGTGTGTAAGACTCATAACAAGTCTTATTAGTTTCGTTTTTGTAAGCTCTCAATATTTGTTTACGATTTTCACCATCTGATCTATACGAGCAGTGCACCCAACCACTATTTGGTTCATCTACATTGTGAAACTCTAATATCATCTGATCCCATTCACAATGCTCACTAATCCATTTAACTAACTCTGCGTTAGATATACCATGGATTTCAAAGTCAGCTGCCTGACCCTTCGCATGCTGTGAAGTTTTAGATGACCCTATTGCTTCGCAAAGTTCTGGACTTCTATATCCACTTGATATAGATACAACTCTACCAAAATGGTCTCTAACTCTTTGTAGCACATTTGTACAAAGTTCTTTTAGATTATCCATATGGTCCTCACTAGGATTATTACTAATCCCTTTACGAGTTGCTGTCTGGCTCTTGGTCATTTCATTTAAACTGAAATTATTGCTTAGTTTCATTTAATTTATCCTTTGCTTTTAACTTTTCTTTTTTCAAAGAGTGAACATCTTCCCAAGTTTTATATGATCTATCATTATCTCTAACTGTTTCAGCGATATTAACTTTCTTTTTTAACTCTTTATGATATTCTTTATAGTTCATTATTTACCTCTTGTAAGTTTTAATAACTTCTCTATTTGTGCCTTAATAATTGGTCCTCTATTTGGCCAATGTATATAAGGTTCGTCTGTCTTACCTAAGTTATATAGGAAAGGTAATACTATCTTTTCTATATCCTTAAATCTTTTGTCAATGTCAGCACTATTAACTTCTTTTGTAATAGTATCTTTCTCAGCAACTATCTGCATTATCTCATTCATCATAGCTTTAATTGACCCTACATCATTCTTAACTTTAGCTATTTCTAAATTAGTTTGTTGCCCTAAATTCTCTATGTCTTTTTTTTCTACTGATGGTTTAACTTCTGTTGTAGGTGCTGAAGATACTGCTGTTGCACCCCAATCTTCCTCAAGGTCAAACCCTCGCATATAATCTGGTATATCTTTAGCCATTATCGTTTTCTCCTTGCTGCTACTCGTTTCTTGTTTTTTGACATAGCCTGTTCAGTTCGTATTTGTTTTATAGACTTCTTTTGTGTCTGCTGTGCCAATGGACTACCTGGATGCGCCTCACCTATTTTAGCTAGTGTGTCTTTCCAACCACTATCATTTTTCATATGGCGACTTCCTGTACTCGCTACAATATTTATACCTTTAGGGACTTGTTTTATATGTTTATTCTTATCTAACAATTCTTCCATCTCAGCAATAGTCATCATATCGTCATATTCTTTTTTAGTCTTTGAATTGTAAAATGTATATGATGGCATTATAGATTTGTTATTGCCTCTAATTTATCTTTTGCTTCTGCTAGTTTAGCAGTTTTCTTTTCTGCTGTTTCAACATAGTCTATATGTTCAGCAACACCTATTGGTGACGCTAAGAAAGTTCTTAAATCTGCTTCAGCAACAGCAACATCACCCTCTAGTTTTTTTATCAATGCTTCTTTAATCATTTTCTCTATCCTCTATTCTTCTTAATGTGGCTTCTTCATTAAAACCTTCCATTAATAATTCATGTGTTGTTTTATTATCTTCTCTTAATCCATCCCATAACATTTTCTTTTCGTCAAAGGTAAATGGTCGTATCATATTTAGTCCGTCTTCTCTACGCTCTTTTGTTTGTCTTTTAGATTCTTGTAAACTTAACTTTTCCATTTCAATATTATCAGATTGTATATTTGCTTGTCTTACTTTTTCTTTATAGTCCATTTTCTACACCTTCCGTATACCATTGTGGTGGTTGTGATGGCGCTTTCCATGATGCCATTTCTTTTTTCTTCATTACATAATACTTTCTATATGACCCAACTACATCACCAGGTATCTTACACTCATCAGGCATTGCTGGAGTAGGATCTGTTCGTATTGTAGATAAAGATATTCCTTTAGGTGGATTGCGAAGTATAATACCTAATTTTCTAATTGTCATATGATCTACTGTATGATTGTATCTTAATTTAAATTCATCATTCAACGCAACCATATGATTGTATAACCAATAGTAATTATATGCTGATGCCATAACCCAAATTGTACTAGGGTGTTTTACATGAGATGCTTTGTAGATAATATCTTCGTGTGTCTTATCTTTTAATCGCCATCTTTTTATTCTTCTATTAGATTTAGTTCTATCTTCATATTGTTCACCATCAATTAATCTATGCGCAGTAGATAACATCTGTGCTGATTCTATAATCATTTTTACCACATGCTTATCAATAAGCATTTTCGCAGCGACCACAGGGTCTTTATGTACATAAAATATATTCATTAGTGTAATAACTTTCTTGTCACATAGTCCATTAGTTTATATTTTTTTGCTAGTTTGATTAGTTTGTTGTACCATAGTTCTTTGAAGTCATCACTAGCGGCGTTCTTACACGCACTAGCAAGTGCGTCAAGTCTTCTAACTTCTATTGGTATATGTATTTTTGGTTCCATAATCTATAATATAACACATTTTAGGGTGGTTGTCAACCCTCTATTTGCCCAAGTTTGTCCCATTAGTTATCACTGTTCTAAACAAAGTAAACCCCTTGTTATTCCAATCTAGTTTCTTTGTACATTCAGTATCGGTTACACAGGTAGTTTTCATACAACCTGATAGAATCACCAATAATAATATAATACTAATCTTTTTCATTCCAGTCATATATTTGGTCTAATTTCACTTTAATTTCATCTGGTGACATATCTTTAAAGTCACCTATTTTAGTTACCATTTTCTTATAATCTCTATTCTTAAGGTTAAGTCTTTTAGCCTTCTTACGTTCTCTCTCTAATCTACTTTCTAAATCAAATTTTTCTTCAGTCTTTTTTATACTTCTTTTCTTACGCCATTGTCGTAAAGATATATTGGCAGCGATCAATAGAAGTACAGCTAGTGGGTCAAATACAAATATGAGTATTAATATAACTACTCTAACAGCATGGTCAAACATATCTTTGGCGTTCTCACCATAGATTAACTCTGCCACATATTTGATAGGTCCTACTTCTGCCTCTATCTTATCTTGTTCTAGTTTTAAACTACCTTTCTTATCAGATAGTTCAGCAATCTTATCACTCGCTTCATTTATAGCAAGTGTTAATGCATCTCTTTCAGGTTTTTGTTTTTTACGTTCTTTTAAACCTCTGGTCACATATTCTTTATCAATATAAACTTCTAACGCCTTATCTAATAAGGTCAATGTCTTTTGTGATCTGTCTATAATAAGTTGTTGTGATTTAATCTGATTGTTTATAAGTTCTATTTTGATATTATTACTAGATGTAGGTTTGACTTGATCTAGGTGTGCTTTTGATAGAAAACCAAAGATACCTAATGATGTTATGAATACTAATACTATTATGGCTATAAACAAATAAAGTTTTAGTAACCTGGGTACATCACTATTCCAATTATGATACAACCAACTTGCCGCAACTAGTTTACCAACTTCTAATGCTGATCCCATTAAAATAATAGGTACGACAGCACCAGCAAACAATGTCGCTAGTCCTACGATGGAATACCCAGCCGCTATAATTGATATAGATATGGCCGATAAAAATGTTAATATCGTTAAGAACATTATTGATAGTCTTTTTTAATTTTTTGTAATATACTTTTAACTTTTGAGAAATAGTTTTTATCAGATGCGTATGCGTCAAGTGTTTCAGTCAGTAAGAAAGGGTCTGTAATACCTTCTTCTCTCATCTTTCTATACTCTTTGAAAGCACTACCATTATTTAGTACATTTATATAGTTCAATACACTATCACATTCATGCATATAAACTTTTACGCCCCACTTCTTTGGATTGTTTGATGGTAACATATGTGGTTCTTTTAAGTTATATGTTCTTATACCAAATAAGTTATTACCTTCTTTAGCAAATCTACTTGTACCCCAACCAGATTCTAATGCTGCTTGTGCTAGTAATAGTTCTAGGTTTACTTTTTCAACATCATTATAAAAATAAACATAATCAACACATTGTTTTACATTAGTTAAGAATTGTTTATTACTACTAAATTCAAAGTCTGGTCTTTGTGGTAAATTATCTTGTGCTAATGATTCATAATGATTCCAAGTAAACCCACAAAAGGTCACTATGGTTACAACCATTAATGTTCTAATTACATTCCTCATTTTTTTATCGCAATATATTCGTAACCTGACCACTCTACACCATCAGCATCTGTAAAACTTGGTACTTTCTTTTGAAATAGATGTACATAGTCATGTAGTTTTTCCATAGCTTTGAATATTTTGATTGATTGTTTTTCTGTAAAGTTATCTAATACATCTTTTCTAAAGTTACCTAGATAATAAACTCTTTTTGTACCACTTGGATTACTAGGTTTAATTAATTGTTCTAAATTAAATCTTGCCTCACCAATACGACCTCTTAAATAGGGGTCAAGCTCTTTCCCACTTCTCACACCACTCATAATATATCTTTCTATAGGTCTAAACCTATTCTGTTCAATTTTGGCCTAAAACTATAAAATAGTTTGTTATGATTTCCAGTATCACCTACATTGGCCATTTGATATAGGTGTACCATTTCGTGTCCTAAAGTGTCCACAAAGTCTTTTTTGTTTCTGTAATATGGTAACATTTCTAAATGATAAACTCTGGTACCTTTTCTCTTCCACTCCCAAGCTATCACTTGACCATAACACTTTTTTTTTGTTTCGTCACTATAAATTTTTTTAATTAACACATCATTAAAAGGTGATAATAGATTACTGAATACAGCTTTATTAATGATCTTAAAATATTTTTTGATGTCTTTGTAAGTAGTCTTATATTTACGATTACTTACAAGTTCTCGTCTTAATACTTTTTTTATCACTGATGTGTTTTTTTGTCTTGGCATTCTTTGTCCCCGATTTTAGAATCTTTTAATAATAAGCATTTGTGTTTCTTATCAAGGTCAAGTCTTAACTGTGTCATTACGGAATCCATAATATAAGGTAAGTGCTTTTCTAACACACCTACCATTTGTAAGGCAAATGTGTGTGCCATTTTACTCATTTCAGCCTCTAACAATTTCTGGTGGTCCATATCGGTACCCTTAATTGTTTCTGATACAACATGACCAATCACGGCTGTGTTATAATCATCAGCTTTGGCTAGACTAGATAGTCCAAACCATATAATAGAATTTAATACTATTACTGTTATCAAAAATTTACGCATAATATAATTTCCTCTCTTTCATATTTATAATATATCATAAAATAGAGGGGTTGTCAACAGGTATTTTGCTAGTATTTACTGGGATTTAGAAGGGAACAAAGGGTGAACATCAAATGTCGCACCCTTTGATTCTTATGTTTTATTCAGGTTTCGCAAAATCAGCATTCCAACCGAATGCCTCTTTTACCATATCTGATGTAAGACCTTTAAAAGTCTTATTTAAAGTTCCATTCTTCACATCTATTAAAACGTCAGCATCTTTGTGATGTAAACCTTCTAATATTTGTATGAATAGTGTTTCTTTTTTTATTTTGTTAAGTTCGTTATTGCCACCTTTAACAAAGTTGTATAACCTTTTTGCTTCATTGTCCAACCAAGTATGTTGAGTTCCTTCTGGCGCTTCGTTTCTAATGAACGGAGGTATTCCAGGAGGTAAATCCCACTCTATCTTTGGATCAAAGGCACCTTTTAAGATCATTCTCATTGCTGGTGTATCGTTTTGTCTTAACACAGCGATCTTGTCTGCCTTTACTTTAGCGTTATTTACTTTGGTAAAGATTTCACTTATTAACTCTCTACCTGAACCAGCAGTTGAAGCCATTGCTTCCATTGCTTTTGGTGAGATCAGGTTAGGGTTTCTTGCTCTTTCTTCAGCCATTTTATTTCTCCATATATATGTTATCAAAAATCATTAATGTTTTCAATCAATGCTTTTAGCTTATTATCTATAAAGTATTGTAACAGTAGCGATCTGTCATTATCTTTATAGTTCTTGTAATTATTTATAATACTTGTTTTAATGTCTTCTGGTATCATAGATAAATCTATTAATTTTTTATTACGTTCAAAATACTTTCTTGTTTCACTGCCAAGAGGTATGTTATCTGTATCAGCCCACTCTGCTAATCTTTTTTTGTTTATAGGTTTCTGTCTTTCGTCCCTTAAAAATATATCATCATCACTTAATATATTTGGAACACCATCTGATCTATCACCTTTAATAATCTGTTCTCGTAAAAATACAATTGGATCAGCACTCTCACCCATAAAACTTTTTAACAGTGGACTATATTGGTATACATCACCATAATGTTGTAGTTGAATAAAGTCTTTGTCACCAGATACAATTAAATACTTGTCTTCTTCTCTCATAGCGACTAGTGTGGCGATTATATCATCTGCCTCACACTTCTCAACGTGTAATATTTTATATGGCATATTCTTTGTAAGTTCTTCTCTTATCTCACTCATAATACCAAACACACCACTCCAATCAATCTTACTTTCAACACGACCTTTTCTTCTTTGATGTTTGTAGTTTGGAAATATATCTCTCCGCCATGGATCAGCAGCATCAGCAGCACATACCAATGTACCAAACTCATCTTTAAACTTAACATTAAATGCTCTAATTGTATTTAAGATAGAATGCCTTACTGCGGCCTTATCTGGTAACTCTGATATATCGCCTCTACTCTGCGCCATCAGGTTTGAAATCATCACTTGGTTTAAATCTATTATAATCATTGTAGCACTCCTATATCATCTGACATTTTAGACCAATCTCTACATATGTCCATTACTCGTTTTCTAAATTTAAAATTAATAAACTTATCATCTATTAGTGTTTCAAATAATTTATCTACACCAGCACCTAGTTGTAGATTGATATGTTTCTTAAACTTAAATTTTTTAAATTCTTCAAACGCTGTAACCACATGATGTTTTTGAAATGGTTTGTTTACTTCTTCCCATGTCATATTATAAAAGAAATCCTTGACAGTCATTGATAGATATGGTGTAATCAATTGTTTCTTATTGTTTCTGGCAATCAATTCATGCCATAAATAACCTGCTTGATTGTTTATGTCAAAATAGTTATCTCTAAATTCATCAAACTTTTCTTTTGATTTACCTGGACCATAATGCATCATAGCCTTTTTAGATATACCATAATAACCATCAGCAGCCCAACCAGATAATACAACGGTCTCTTGTATTTCTGGATACACATATAAAAATGGAAAGCAACATTCAAAATGTGTTTTCTTTTTACATCTTACTTCTTTTACTAATCTTTGAAAATCGTTTTGTAAATTGTGTGTAGGTACTTCTATGACATGAATACCCCAACCCATAAGTTTGGCCACTTCAGCGGCCTTTGTAGCGTCATATGAGGGTTGATCTTGTAGATGAAACGTATATGCAGTTATCTTCTTACCCATTCTATGAGCAGCAAATGCAACAGATAAACTATCTACACCACCAGATAATAATACAGCAACATTATTGTCTAATGTTTGTTGTTCTATTTGATCTATAATTAATTTGTCAATCATGTTTCCGAATATCTTGTAACGTTAAATTCTTTACCTCTAAAATTTCTTTGATAAAACCATTCTCTATATATCTTATCTGTAAAGAGTTCTAAAATCTCATTGTATTTTATAGTGTCATCTAATATCATTTTTTCTAATGATTCATATTCATATGTATCAACTTTACGACTTACTTCAAATGATTTAGCACTCTCAAACAATGCTCTTAAATTTCTTAAATGGTTACTCATACTGTATCATCACCAAAATAGCGATGTGGCAACTTTTTATTATTTTCAATCTCTTTTAATCTTCTTAA